TTAACCGCTATTCACCATTTTAGTGGATGGAATGTGGATGCCATTACTAAGCGGATTCAGGTGAATTGCGTCGCTAAGGTGGTCGGGTGAAAAATGCGCATATGTCATAGTCTGCTCAATTTTCGAATGTCCCAATATTTTATTTAACGTCAAGATATTCCCCCCATTGATCATGAAGTGCGCTGCAAAGGTATGACGCAAAACATGCGTAGCCTGGCCCTTGGGTAGATCTGGCTTTACCTCCTTTAGTACCTTGCGATATTCGACATAGTCAACGTCGAAGAGTCTGCCGGTGGTTTTGGTTTTGACGTATTTCATGACCTCATCAGAAATGGGGACGGTGCGCGCCTTCCCGTTTTTGGTTTTGGTAAACGTCACTTTTCCATGCATCATGTTCTGAGCCAGCATAAGCAGCGATTCCCCCCAGCGGCCGCCGGTGCTTAAACACAGAACAGTGAGGCGCCGGGCGTCACCACTTAAAGCTGAAAGCAGCCTTTCAATCTCTTCAGTACTCAGATAGGACATTTCGGGCCTTTCCTGCTTGAGATCTGTGATCCCTTTTAGTGGGTTCTCTGCGTGGAGATCTTCCGCTTCAGTCAATACACGGAATAGGCCTCGTAACGTACTCAAGTCGCGGTTAACAGTGGAAGCCTTAACCCCTTCATAAAGGCGCTGGCTTCTGTACTCAGCAATAAACCCCTTATTGATTTTTGAAAGGCGAGGGTTGCCCATATCACTAATTACCCGCTTAAGTTCGCGCTGGCGCTTCTCACCGTACTTATGGCTTCGGCCGTGCAGCTCCCACCATCTATCAAGCAGCTCACTTAGCCGCCTGTGATCGGTTGGTTTATCCAGCCAGTCTTTGTCATGCATATTGCTGATGACATATTTTTCAAAAGCAACAGCATCAGCTTTCTTTTTAAAAATCCGCTGTATACGACGTCCTGTCGCTCCACGCGGTCTAATATCCACTTTATAGCGTCCACCATCGAGCAGCTTAACGGTCATAGCTGTCACCTCTGGTAAACACGTGATCTTGTGTCACGTAACAGATAGTTACGCGATGATTTTCATAGAGATAAGCAAGAAAGATGCTCAGCCAATTTTCTGGTCTGAGGGCTGAGACGTTGTTTCGTCTTGCCCAAAGTGTGCGAGAGCCGGCGCGATCTGACCGGATTCAGGGGCGATCTTTCCGGTCATGAACCACAGGGCATACTTTTCAAATCTCGGGGTATTTAAAATTTTCATCATTACGTCGCCTTTTGGTATTGATTCCCCAGTCTCATAACGCCAAAGCGCATTGTGAGGAATTCCAATAATTTCAGCAGCTTCGTTGCGGCTGGTAATGCGCTCGCTTTCCCTCATGAGCTTGAGGCGTTCACTAATTGGCAAATTCATATTGCGTTTTCCAAATGTATGATCCAAAATTCAAATGCAGATACCGTTTCCGGGGTAAAAAAAGCAGTAATACCCCAAACATGGAGATTATCACATGAAAGATGCAGTTTTGAGCGCGCTGTTTAAGATTCCAGATCCGATCACCGCTGATGAGTTTTCTCGTCGAACCGGCAAAACGGAGTCAGCCGTTCGTCACATGATGGATCGCCGCCTTTTACCGATGGTCACTGAGCGCGAAGTACTTGGCCCTGATGGCAGTACTCGCCGCCTCCTGATTCTGTGGAACGAATGGCTTGAGATGGTTCATGAAGCTACGTCGAAACTACCCCCTGAGCGACAGGACTGGCGAGCAGGTTGGATCAAGAAAGCCAATAAGCTGGCGAATGATATGGGCGTAAACATGTTTGGTGGCGGGGCTACGGTATGAATCCTTATTTGAAAGAAAGAATAGTACTCATGGTCACTGCGATTGCAGGCGTCTGTATCGGCGCGATCGCTGTTGCGCTGACGCTTAAGTTTATCCAGGTGTTTATTATTTAAGGATGGGCCTACATGAATAAACACCACTCACAGCATGGCAAGTTCGCGGGAAGCATTCGCGGTAACCACTGCGATAATCTACCTAAAGTCACCTGGATAAATAAGCACGCCGGGATTTGTTGCGGCTTCACCATTCGCGTATTACCGCGCAGGGTAGGCAAGAAGCGTTATCAAATTATGAAAGATGGTGATTCTTTCGGAATTGACTTTGCATTATCTGAAGCGCGCAAAACGATAGACCGTATCATCACCAATCACCACTTTATTAATCATTAGGAGAACGGGAAATGAAACGCCTTTATGCTGAACAGATTAATAAAATGCTGGAAGATTATTATTTCAACCTGGAAAACAACCCACAGGGCCGCGAGTCGCATTACGGCGTATTAGCTAGCGGCGTCCAGCACGTTTACGGTACAGCCTTCTGCATGAATGATGATGACGCCCTCAGCGAGCTTCGTCCGTTCGTTAGCGCCATCATGAATGGTGAGGTACCGTCACCAGCAGTTGTAGGGCTTGCTGTATGAGTATCTTCACCGAAGAGAAAACATCATGGGAACAGGAGATGCTGATCCGTGAGGCGATAGAAAACGCCGAACAGGGATTTACGGTTCACCTGAGAAACGGTGCGCGTATTGCCGTTAGCCCTGACAGTCCGTCAATAGATTTAATTATTTACGGTCTGGAAAAAACAATTCGCGGTAATCATGAGCGTGCGCGAATGACATTTATTGATTTTCTGTATTACTGGCATGAGAGAGTATTCAAGTCAATTAAACGAAAGCCGCGCCCTAACCACTAATTAACCAGCGTTAAAAACAACGGTATTCATTTTGCCGGGGACTCGTTTTGCCTTTTTCAGGAGGTCGCATGGGGGTTAAGTCAATCAAGCTGGAAAACGGAATAAGCGATCCGGATTTTGTGGAAATAAGCATCAACGCACGGAAACACGAACGCGCGCACCTGCTCGGCTTACTGCGTATTTATGTTGGCCAGTTGAAAAAGGAAAGCGCCACCCCGGAAGAGATTTATTCATCAATCGAACAGTGGGCTGACGCCCGCGAATTAACCATCACTGAGGAAAGCAAAAAATGAACCACTTAATGATCGACATTGAAACACTCAGCACCCAGCCGAATGCAGTGATTTGCGCGATTGGCGCGGTTTTCTTCGAACCATCAACCGGTAAAACCGGCCCTTCGTTCTATCAAACCATTGATCCGCGAACCTCGCAGAATCGCGGCGCGCATATCTCCGCCGACACGGTGATGTGGTGGCTCAGGCAGGATAAAGAACCAATCAGCGAGCTGGTAGGCGCGAAGTCGCATGAAATTGAGGTGATGCTGGATTTCGCCAAATTCATTGAAGGCGCATTCCCTGAAACCAAGAAAAAGAATCTGAAGGTGTGGTGCAAGGGCGGTTCGTTTGATTTCCCGATCCTCAAATCTGCATTTGAACGCTCATCGCTCGAAGGCGTTTCCATGCTGCCGTGGCTTTATTGGAATGAATGCTGCTTCCGCTCGCTGCTTACAGTGGCCGGAGCTATCGGTTACGCCCCCCATCCGCGCCGCTCAGTTGCACACAACGCCTTAACCGACGCCATCTATCAGGCCGAGCAGGTTTGCGAGATCTGGCAGCGCCTGACCTCCCCGCACCTCGAATCATTGTGAGGCGCGCAATGACTAAATCACCTATCAAATGGGCTGGCGGCAAAACCCGCGTCATGCCGCAGCTGCAGATGCAACTGCCGAAAGCCGATTGTTTAATCGAGCCGTTCGTTGGCAGCGGTACCGTGTTTATGAACACGGAATACCGCCGTTACATCCTCTGCGATAGCAATCGCGCGCTGATCAATTTCTTTCGTGTGCTGACTTCCAACACCGAGCGACTGATTGATACCGCTCGCGAAATGTTCCTGGGTGGCAATAACGAAGAGCAATATTACAAGCGCCGTGCGCTATTTAACTCCATGCAGTGGAGCGATACGGGCAAGGCTGATACTGCTTTACTTTATGCCGCTTTGTTTCTGTATCTGAACCGACATTGCTTTAACGGGATATATCGCGTCAATCAGATGGGTGATCATAACGTCCCGTTCGGGAAATATGGCGCACCTTACTTACCGGCTGACGAGATGCGCCGCTTTGCCGAAAAGGCCAACGACACAAAAGCCGTTTTCATTGATGGCGATTTTCGTCACACCATCCCTTACGTTATGCAGCTGGCATATGACGCGGTTATTTACTGCGACCCCCCCTACATTCCAGCCAGCAAGACAGCCAACTTCACTGCCTACGGCAAGCCATTTACCCTGGACGATCACCGCGACCTGGTTGCAACCCTGCTCGATGCTCATCGCCAGCACGGCACCCGCGCGGTGATATCCAACAGCGACACCCCGGAAACCCGCGAGATCTACTCCGCTTTCAATCTCCACGCTTTCAGCGTTCGCCGCTCTGTCAGCGCCAAAAGCCGCGATATGGCCGGTGAAGTGATCGGCGTTCTTCGCGGCGATGTGGGTCGCAACTCTGGCGCATGTGGAGCTTGAACGAGCACCATTGAAAATCTGCGGCCGGCGGCGATATGGATCGGGTTTGACCTGGCCGCCGGATTCGATAACGGGGAGCCATCTGATGAACACGCTTGATGCCGTTGTGACGCGAGTTTTGGACGTTCGTCCATATCGCCATTTCTGGATCGTCGAGGTGGAGGTGTTGAGCTGGGGCAGATACAGCAACACAACCATCATCCGCGATAGCGAAAAAGAAGCCCGCCAGGTTCAACCCGGCGACACGGTAACGATCTGAGGATCCGCAAATGAACGAAGAAACCAATTACCGCCGGTTCTGGCGAAACCTTGTGATCTGCTGTGCGCTTTGCTCGCTGTTGTTCTGGATCCCGATGGGCTATCTCGCCTTTCGTGTTGGCTCTGTGGTCTGGGATGCGCTGTGGTCTCTTATAAAAATGTAGTGAAATCAAAGGAGAAAACTAAATGGCTTTGTACGAAGAGAAGTATCAACTCAAAGGAAATGAGCTAATGAATCGGCTGCTGGAACAGGTTGATGCATGGAAATATGTCAATAAATACAAGTCAAAAAAGCAACAAAAGGCGGCATTTTGCCGCCAGAGCTTATTGCTTGAAAACGAACAATGAATCGTATTTTCCAGGATTAAGGTTATCTGCATGAAGATCAGTCAGCCCAAGCTTAGCAATGCCTTGAACGAGAGCCAGGTATGCGCCAAGACCATCAACAGTAATGACGCGGTAAATATCACCAGCTTCATTTTGAATCGCTGTCAGCATCGGCATTCCACCAAGTTCAGCATCCTTCGCTTTGCGGACTACTTCGGAGATTTTCTCATCAATGGAGGACTTCACTTTTCCTTCTACATATTTATCTTTCATTTTTATCCCTTTTTTGCTGTATGCGTTGGCAATACTAACCATCTGCTGCGTTTGAGGGCAAGAAAGTTTGCCGCACATGGCGAGCCAGAAAAGGCAGATCATGTCTGACTATTCCTCCTTAGTTTGGGAATGGAACGCCAAACGGCAGGCTATCAACCCCAACCACGTCTCAGATCCTCAAATTGAGTATCTCACCCCGAAAGGCGAGCGGAAGACGCTCGCCTATGCGGATTTGGTCGATACCGTTTATCGCACCCCCATGCGCCCGCGCGAAGGTGCCGCGCGTGAAGCATTCGACCGCAAGGGACGCGCCCACTACCTGCGCCGCCGGGTTCAGACTCTACCGGCGTTTATCCGCAAGCGGTTCTCTCTGCGCCTGGAATCGCTGGAGCGTCACGACCCAAAAGAGGCCGTGCGCTGGCTGTTCAGTACGTTTGAACGCCATGTCTTACGCCGTGTCGATGCCGTAAACGCACAATACCTACCGCAGGCCGCGCTCCCGGCGATCCTTGCGCCCCTCCGTGATGATTTTCACCTGCTGCCTTGGGCGGACAAAAAACGCCTGAAACGACTGGCTTATAAGCTCGCCAACCTGATGAAAAGCGAGTTTATGCGCGAGTTTGATTTTCAGTATGAGAAAACCGCTGATGTTGAGTTTTCCACGCTTTACGCATACGGATTTATCGCCAGTAAAGCGACAGCGCTCAATATCGCGATCCCTGGCTGGAGCCGGTATTGCGAAGAGAAGCTGGAGGCCGAAGAGGCGCTGCGTGCCGTTGCGCGCCTTCAGTCAGAAAAGTGGTGGTTAGGTAAAATCCGCCGGATCCATGACTGCTGGCGCGAGCACCTCATGATCGCCGCTGGCTATGTCAGTAAGGTAGCCTCGCCGTATTGTTCTGATCCGTGCTTCAAAGAGTGGATAGCCCAGAAAAAAGCGAACTTTGAATACCTTCAGGCGATGGAACTGGAAGACCAGGACACCGGCGAGCGTACCTCGCTGCTTGATAAGGTCATGGGGAGTACGTCCAATCCTAAAAACGCCCGCGCCGAGCTGATGGTGCGCATGCGCGGTTTTGAGGATATGGCAAAAGAAATGGGCCTGGTTGGCATGTTCTACACGCTAACAGCACCGTCTCGCTATCACTCTTCACACGTAAAATCGGGCAAGCGCAATGACAAATATCGTGATGCCAGCCCGCGACAAACGCAGAAATACTTATGCAAAGTCTGGGCGCGCGTCCGTGCAAAATGGGGCCGCGAGGGGATCCGCGCATTCGGTTTTCGCGTTGCTGAACCGCACCATGACGGAACGCCACACTGGCATCTGTTGCTGTTTCTCCGCCCGGAAGAGGTGGAGTTTGCAACGGCTGTTTTCCGCAAGCATGCACTGAAAGAGGACGGCTACGAGCCGGGCGCGCAGGAGCACCGCTTTACCGTTACACCGATTGATGAAAAATTTGGCTCGGCAACGGGCTATATCGCGAAGTACATCTCTAAAAATATTGACGGTTACGGCATGGATGGCGAGTTAGACGACGAATCCGGCCAGCCCGTCAAAGAGATGGCGAAGCGCGTGCGCGCGTGGGCGTCGCGCTGGAATATCCGCCAGTTTCAACAGATCGGCGGCGCTCCAGTGACTACATGGCGCGAACTGCGCCGGTTAGGTAATCGCGAGCTGGTTCTGCATCCTGAGATCGAGGAGGCGCGCGCAGCCGCTGACGCGTCGGACTGGCCGGGGTACAACCACGCTCAGGGCGGCCCGTTGGTGTCCCGCGACTGCCTGCGCGTTCGCATCAGTTACGAATATACCGAAGAGGGCAACGATTATGGTGACACGGTCGCCAAAATAACCGGCGTCTATTGCCCTCTCACCATCCGTGAGTCGGTCATTTTCACCCGCACCACCGATTACAAAATTGTGCCGAAGCGCAAGCCCGCGCCGGTGGAGGTTTTGACCTTAGAAGGCCGCGCAGCGGCCCCTCGGAGTTCTGTCAATAACTGTACGGGGCGCGCCGGATCGGACGAAAAATCACCGTCAGAAACGGCGGTGCCAGCTGATAAAACCGCGCCCGACGACAGTTCAGTGACAGAACTTCCGCTGAATATCGATGTTTTGAGGCGATATTCACGCCAGCAAAGACAGGAAATCACCAACAGGCTAAGAAAATCCGCCCGGGAAAGCTCAGATCAGGCCTTCACGCGCACCGCGCGCGGCCTGCGCACGTTGATTGATGATGAATCCGCACTGGCATGGGGGCCAAAAGTTACCGCCGCGAAAGACATGAGCCTGACGCCAGAAGAGGCGGAACGCCGCTGGCGCGAACAGCTGCGGATCGAGGCAGGGCGGCGCGCGGATAACTACGCCGCTGCGGTTGCGGAATATCAGAAGAAAAAAGCCGAAGCCGCACTGCGCCGGGCACAGCAGAAAGAAACGACGCAGAAACACGGAATCTCCGAAGAGGTGATCGCCAGCATCGGCGCGCAGCTGCGCGACTGCCGGATTTTCGTCAGTGATGAAGTTGTGCGATCAGTCGCCGGCGGCGCCCGCATTCGCCACGGCGGCGGCCTGCTCGCGGCGGACAATGGCCTGTTGCGCGAAGTGAAGGTGTGGCGTGCAGGCGAGAAAGGCAAGCCAACCTCCGAGTTTATGGCGGTAAATGCCCTAGTGAGGCGATGGAAAAAGGTTATAAAGCAGAAAGTATAATGATTTCGGGATGCACGATCGCTTTAGGTGTGTCGATATTATATTGAATAATGTCATTTTCGACATTAATACATGCTCAATTTATGAGGAAAAAACCATATCTTACCTAAGAAGAAAAACAAAGCAGTCAGCGATGTTTATCAATAAACATTACCGAAATGTCACTGGATGATGCTTGCATTGAAATATTGATGAGGGTGATGCGCCTAATTGAATTAGGTGAGGAATTTAATTTTAGACTTGTTAATATTAAAAAGCCAATTAAATTGGCTTTTTAATTCTGGTCTTTTGGGTTTTAATTACCCAGCTTAGCATACTCTTCTTCAGATAATGTGCTTTCTTTAAAACGATAACCTTTCATATTTGCCGAAAGTTTTAAAGAGTCAAAGTTAGCTTTTCCTTTGTCTGTGATTTTTCTTAAATATAATTTTGAAATGGCATTTCCAAGAGCGGTGAAAGTTAGTACTTCTATCTGACTTTGGCTCGGAATGATATCACTATCAATAGCATACTCTAACTCCAATACCTGCCTGCCATATCTTAAAAAAACTTTTCTTCTGGCTATTTTGAGATATGAACTACCAGCAATGTTAACTAGGTTTAAATGGGTTAACATATGTAGTAATTCATCACCATCCCCGTAACCACCTGACACAGAGAATTTTCCAGTGTGAGGATATAAAGGTATGATATTGAGATCATTTAATCTAACGCTTGAGTCAATTAAATGACCGAATGCCTTAAAACTATTCTCATCGAATGATGCAATGGCATTAAGAGTTAAGATATTGATTGAACCAGGTTCTTTTAACTCTAGAGCGAATGCATTGGCAAGTAAACTCTTTCTCCACTCTTCATTAAGCGATGAGGCCAACGAATTAAACCTATCTATCCAACTATCTTCCATTTCAACATTGTTAGTAACTTCTTCTTCTTGACTGAAAAAATCTTTTACTCTTGCAATGGTGGAAAGTTTATTTAATTCTTTATTTATTAAATCATAATCATTCTGCGCTTTAACCCTATCAATCCCATTTGAATCTCTTATCACTTCTCTTAATTTTGCCCTATCCTCTGATAAATGTTTTGCTTCCTCCTGCAGAGCAACCGATAAGGCCTCAAGCCTAGCTTTATTAAGTTTGTAATCAGAATAATTTTCAACAGCAGTTTTAGATTGGGATAAAATAAATGGGCCAACTGCTTTGACAATGCTAAACAAAGGTTTGGCTACTTTCTGCACAGCAGCAATGGTACCTGAACTAATCATCACCTGATCTCCAAAAGTTGGATTTGACTCGTAAGTGAAAGGCCGTGACTACATATATGACTCTCTCATAGTGCAATAACATGCACAAATTTGCACAATTATTTTGACGATAAAAACGACCTCCAACACCGGAACTGGCGCGGCTTTGGCTGTTTTTCAAAAGTGCACAAAAAGACGCATGTTTGGCGCGCAGGCGAGGCGGGGGAGCAAGCGCGCGCAAAGGGGGTAGGGAAGGGGTCGGCATACTTCGCCAAAAGCCGCCTGTCGGGCGCGCACCATCACGGTGCATCAGGCCCGCGACGGCGTGATCGGCCCTCAGAATGGCTCTGGCGGCGTCTGGTTGGAGGTATGACGTTGAGGTTTGCGGGTTGGCCGACATGGCCAGGAATGGTGGTGATGCAGGTTGGCACCGCACCGCCGGGAATGGCGGTGCTGCATGGTGTTACTTCGCGGCGTCGAGCAGGGCGTAAGGGTTGAAGCGGATCACCTCTTCGCCCAGCCAGTCGTTGATGTGCTTCATGGCCTCCATGACCGGCGTCAGCTCGTTGATGGCGTAGACGCGGGCCGCTTTCTCAATATCACCAAACGAGCCGCTGCCCTCCGGGATGACACCCATCAGCTGAGGCGGCACGCGGTGAGCGGCCAGCATGTCGGCGCGGGTGGAGGTCTTCACCCCGACAAACTCATCCTTCGCCGTGATCTGGCTGAACGGCAGGATCTGCACCGAGTCTTTGCCACCACCTGGCGCATGCAGCAGGATGTTTTTAAACGCCCCGCCTCGCCGCGTGTCGGTCAATGTCTTCTTCAGCTTGTCGAGACTTTCCTGATCGGCCATCGCGCTGTTAACGTAGACGATGCACCCCGCGTGCGATCCGTTGTCATAGTAGAGCTTGCGGAACTTGTCAGCAGAGTGCGACAGGTTGGCAGACAGCAGGCCGGCGAGATACTCCGGCATGCCGTAGATCTCCTGGTTTATGTCCGGGTTGATGACGTGGCATACCGAGCCGGGGATGAACGGGTGATCCTGTAGCCCGGCCTGGATAAACCAGTACGTGTCGAGGTCGGAACCCCGGCGGGTATATTTAGCCAGCGAGTGGCGAAACCCCAGCGGCCCATTCAGGCGATTCTTTCGCATCTCAAGGTACCCGTTGCCGAACACAAACCAGTCCTGCGCAAAGGCACTGAACGCCTGGCGGGAAAGCAGCTTGTGCGGAATAAAGCACCCTGACAGCACGTTACGCTTGAAGTACAGCGCGGACTGGTGCCAGCTCGCGTAACCGAACTGGCGCGCCAGCCCGTACCAGTCAACCGGCGTTTCGTAATACCGCCCGTTGTCAGCGCAGTACATGTTATCCAGCAGGTCATGTGCGCCACTGACCGGCCAGGGGCCGTCGAACGTAAACGCCTCCAGGTCGGGGGCTGCCTTTAACGCTGCGGCGAGATCGGCTTGCTCCTGGGCGTACCGCCTGCCACGTGGTTTTCGTTTGCTCAAGGTTAATACTCCGTAACTGTCATGCCGCTGCCGCCTTCCTGACCCAGCGGCTCGTTAATGGTGGCGAGCATCGTCGCCCAGGCGACGTCGCCGTGACTGACGCCGCGCGATCGGTCAGTGTCGTAAGTGATAAGGCCGCCGGGCGTAACCACCTTGCGCACCGAACTGAACGCGGTGATCAGGTCGTACTCGCCCCGGTCATACTCCCAGCGCCCGCCGCGTACCAGCTGCTGCATCTTGAGTACCAGCATGCGTTTGCTGGTGAGGGAAAACTGATAGCAAACCGCCGCCGGAAAGTGCTTCTTCACGATCTGATAGACCGCCTCGCCAATGCCGCTACCATCAATGCCGATGTGCTGCACGTTGTAGCGCGTCAGCATGCTGATGATGAGGTTGGCCTGCTCTTCGAACTCCATGCCGCGTATGCGCTGCGTTTCGATCGTGCGGAACTTGCCGCCGGCCACCATCGGCACGGCGTTGACGGAGATAGCGCCGCTGTCACCTTTGCCGCTCGACCCGTTGGGGTCGTAACCAATCCACACCGGACGATCGGCCATTGGGCGTGAGGCATACGGGCGCCAGTCGGGCCAGTCGTCGTAGCCGTCCGCGCCGCAGTTGATCAGCTGGTTATAATCAAAGGCGTTTTCACCGCTCTTGATGAACTGGCACCCGTAGAGGTTGTCGTATTCCTCCGGGCTGTTTTCGTCCCGGATTTCGTCGATATCAGTCAGATCCCAGCCGTTGTCGATCGCGTCCTGCAACGTGACGATCTGGCGCCAGATTTTGTCCGGGCACATCAACCCGCTGTTAAGCGTCTTCCAGGACGTGTCGAACTCAATCCGCTTGCCGTGGCTGCGCCCCTTGTTGAATGCCTCACCCGTCCAGAAGGGGTACGCCTCGTGACTCTCCGCTGACGGGGTGGAGAAGTAGGTGCGCGTCAGCCCCTTCAGGGTTGCCATTGCACCGGCCACTTTCTTCAGATTGGTGAACTGACCCACCCAGAAAAATTCGTCAAAGTACAGGTTGCCGGTGTAGGACTGCGCTGTCGCCGCAGACGTACCGAGGAAGTGCAGCTCGGCGCCGTTAAACAGCTGGATCATGTCGCCGCCTTTTAGTTCAACGTCCACTTCCTCCGCTGCGGAGCGAATGAAGCTGCGGAACTGGTACGCCTGGCGGCGGCTCGCCGATAAAAATATCTGGTTGAGCTGATGCTTGTATTTCACGTCACCGGATAGCGCGCGCAGCAGTGCCTCGCGGGCAAAATACCACGTCGCCCCAACCTGCCGGCTTTTCAGGATCATGCGGTTGCGGTGGTGGTGATTCTCATACCAGCCTTTCTGATGCCAGTGCAGCGAGTCGATAATGTTGACCCGCAGCGCGGAGATCTGCGCCTCTGAAAAGAAGTTTTGCTTTTTGCGGATCTTCTTCTTCGGCTGCGTCGCAGGCGTACCGTTATCCAGCTTTTTCAACTGGCGTGTAAGCAGGTCAATCTCCTTGAAGTCGCCGCCGGTCTTTTTGTCTTTGCCGGTGAGCTGAATCAGCCGGGCATCAATCGACGTCGTGACGCGCTGGATCGGCGGCGTGGTGTCCCACTCATCGCGCTTTTTCCAGGAGTAAACCGTGTTCGGGTTAATTCCCATCAGGCGTGCGATTTCCGCTGGCGGGTATCCCTGCCAGTAGAGCTGTCGCGCACGTTGCATGATGAATGCGTCTTCAATCGTCATTAATCCTCCTCGCTTCCTGCCGGGGAGATTAACCCGCGCGCGCGGGTGCTTTCGCTCGCTTTTGGTTGTGGCGATTCCCTCACAACAACAACGCGTTGAGCGCGTACGTCACCCCCTGCCATCATCACCGGGAACTCAACCAGATGAGCAAAAGAACATGGCTAATCAGGCAACCACCCGTAAGAAATTCAAGGTCATGACGTCCGGAACAACGGTCGATGGCCGCAACGTCACCCGCGCCCAACTTCATGCGATGGCGGCAGCGTACAACCCGGCAGTTTATGGTGCCCGCGTCAATATTGAGCACTATCTTTCCCCGTTCCCTGACAGTGTATTCAGCGCGATGGGGGATGTTGTCTCTCTGTCCGCCGAGGATATCAACGAGGGGCCGCTAGCCGGTGAAGCGCATCTTTTCGCAGAGATCGAACCCGCCCAGCGCATGAAGGACATGATTGCTGACGGCAAAAAGATCTATTCCAGCATTGAAATGCACCCCAATTTCCCCCTGACGAAAGGCCCGTATCTCATTGGGCTGGCGATGACCGACACCCCGGCAAGCCTGGGTACCGACAAGCTGAAATTCACCGCTGAAAAACGCGCCGAGATCATGCGCTTTAGTTCGCAAGATGCTGAGGTCACCTTGTTCACCACCTCTTTTGAGGCCGAGATGATCGAGCTGGCCGCCCAGCGTAGCGACGAGGGCACCAAATGGTATGCCCGCGTGATGGACATTCTCGGAAAGGGGCAGAGAACCGACGATCAGCGCTTCAGCCAGGTACATCAGGCCGTCGAGGCCGTGGCGCAAGCACAGTCAGACCAGCTCGACCGCTTCAGCACCATCGAGCAGGAGCGCCAGCAGGATAAAGCCGCCATCCAGAAACTGACCAGTGACCTCGACGCACTGCGCCAGCAGCTCGGCAACACTGACGCCAACTTTAGCCAGCGGCCCCCGGCTAACGGCGGCGCGAACGCGCAGCTGGCCGACTACTGATAATCACTACGAGAGCAGAGAACATGGAAAACAATACCCGCCAGCTGTTTGATCGGTACATCGCGCACCAGGCGCAATTAAACGGCGTCTCGCCCGCGGCGATTGCTGCAAAATTTGCAGTGGATCCTTCCCGACAACAACGCATGGAACAGGCCGCGCAGGAAAGCGATTCTTTCCTGAGCAAGATTAACGTGTTTGGCGTGACCCAGCAGATCGGCCAGAAAATACTGATTGGCAGCAAGGGGCCCCTGGCTGGTGTGAACAACAGCACCACCACGCGCCGCAACCCAGGCCAGAATCATGCGATGGAACCGTTTGATTACATGTGCCGCAAGGTCAACTACGACTACGGGATCAACTATGAGCAGCTCGACGCCTGGGCGCACATGCCGAACTTCCAGCCGCTAATCAGCGCCGCAATGGCCCGCCAGATGTCGCTTGACCGCATCATGATCGGCTTTAACGGTACCAGCTACAGCGACCCGTCAGACCGTGCCGCCAACCCGCTGTTGCAGGATTGTGGCATCGGCTGGCTGCAAAAAATCCGCACCGAAGCGCCGCACCGTGTGATCTCCGGCGTCACCGTCACCTCGCGTGATGAGGAAAACAAGATCATTGCAAAGGGCACCTACGGCAACCTGACCGCCGCCGTGTACGACGCGAAAAACAGCCTTATGGATGAGTGGCACAAGCGCAACCCGGACAACGTCGTAATCCTGGCGGGCGACCTGCTGACAACCGGCAACTTCCCGGCAATCAACGCAATGAGCCAGACCAACCCGAACACCGAAATGCTGGCCGGTCAGCTGATTGTCGCGCAGGAGCGCGTAGGCAATATGCCGACCTTCATCGCGCCGTATTTCCCGGTGAACGGCATCCTGATCACGCCGTTTAAAAACCTGTCGGTGTACTACCAGCGCGGCGGTCTGCGCCGGACCATCAAGGAAGAGCCGGAGTACAACCGCATCGCGACGTATCAGTCCTCTAACGATGACTTTGTGATCGAGGACTACGGCAACGTTGCATTTATCGACGGCATTAAGTTTGCCGAAGCGCCGGAAGGCGGCGAGTAACCGCACGCTGGCGGGCTTCGGCCCGCCGTTAATCGGGGGAAAAATGATGCTGACACCGGCACAAAAACATTTTCAACGTGTCATGGCTGAACGTCATGGCAAGGCGGCGGATTTGTCCGATACGGCGCGAACGGCGCATGAGCAGATCCTGCACCGCATGCGTATGGACATGGCCGCGTTGAAAAAGATTCAGGGCGAACAGGCGAAAGCCGCGCTCAAGCGCCAGCTGCTACCCAATTACGAGGGGTGGATCGAGGGCACGCTTGAAGGCAACAGCGGCCGCCAGGATGAGGTGATCACCCGCCTGATGATTTGGGCGATTGATATTCGCGATTACCCGCTGGCGGCGCGCATCGGGCGGTACGTCATCGCCCATAACCTGGCGATGCCTGACCGGTTCAACCGCACCGCTGCAACCGCGCTGGTCGATGAGCTTTGCGACCCGATTCTGATCCAGGTCAAGGCGGACGACAGCACCGACGTCACGCCATATCTGGCGGTGCTCGATGAAGTGGCGGAGTTTACCGCCGGCAGCGATATGCCGGACATGGTACGCGCCAAGCTCCACAAGGCCCGCGCCTTTGCGCTGCGCAACGGCACGCCTGCCGAGCAGGAAACCGCGTTAGAGCTGCTGCGCACTGCGCTGATCATGGACCCTGGCGCCGGGGTGAAAAAGCTGATCGACAAGCTCTCCGGCCAGTTGAAGAAGGCCGCCGCAGCGAATGCCGGCACTGAGCAGAATGATGCAGGCGGCGCAGAGGGTGACGAGCAGAGCGAAGCACCTGCAGCACCGCCGGAAGTGACGGTGTCAGATGAGAAAGCAGCGCCAAAACCCGCCCGCAAAAGCACAACCCGGAAGCCGGCAGCGCGCAAAACAACCGCGAAAAAAACGCCTGCCGTCAAAAAATAACCGACTTGCGCCCCGTGCGCTGGCGGCGCGGGCGGAGATCTGCAACGCATTGCGTTTTCTTTTCTCCGTCCGCCCACCGCCACCTTTTCAGGAGACTACACGATGAGCCTTGTAGCCCCTCGCACAGTAACCCCCTCTGCGGAGGATGTGCCGGACGTTGACGACGGCGGGGAAAAAGTCACCACTGGCGCGTTCTGGCCCGAAATCGTGCTGGGTGACGTTCGCAAAAAGATGCGCATCACCGGCACGGTGACCACCTCACGACTGAAAGAAGCGGTTATCGAAGGCGTGGCGCACGTTGTCGACCAGCTGACCGACTGGCAGGCGGCGCAGATGGCCGCCGGTTACAGCCAGCTTGCCGACGTACCGGCCATTGCGATCGACGGCGAAAGCGTGAAGGTGCATCGCTTCCGCCGCGCGGTGTCCAGTATTGCCCGCGCGCATATCCTCGGCACGTTTCGTGATGTGGACACCACCGGAGACGCCGGGGAAAAGCGTGCGGCTGCGCTGCTCTCGCAGTCGGATGACATGTGGCGCGATGCCCGCTGGGCGATATCCGACATTCGCGGCGCCGTGCGCAATTCTGCGGAGGCGTTCTGATGAAAGTCAAAGCGTTGCAGGGCGACACAGTGGATCTGTTGTGCCAGCGCTACTACGGCACCACGCAGGGCGTGACCGAAACCGTACTGGCGGCGAATAAGGGGATTGCCGATCAGCTATTCCTGACCGCGGGCCAGGTGGTGGAACTGCCGGAGATTAACACTGCAGCGACGAAGGAGACCGTACAGCTATGGAACTGATAAACCGCGCCTGGAACTGGACGGTATACCTCTGGTCGCTGTTCCTCGGTGGCGTCGGCATGATGACGCAAAAAGACTGGCTGACCGTCATCGCCGCACTGACGGGCGTCGTGGTAGCCGTACTCGGCGAGCTGCATCGCCGCCGTATGTCGCGGATCCACGAAACCAATAACGTGCTGCTTAACGAGCTGATCGACGCCATCCGCGACGACACCGAGAATCGCCAGGAAGTGAAGGAACTGATCCGCACTATCAGGGAGGCGCCGCGATGAAAAGGGGGATTATTGCCTGCTCCATCGCCGCAGTCATCTCGCTGGCAGCGGCGCTCTGGCCGCAGACGTTGCGAACCAGCCCTGAAGCACAGCTGAAGATGGCGAAATACGAGGATTGCCGCAAGACCCCATATTACTGCCCGGCGGGTGTATTAACCGTGGGGATCGGTTCTACCGGCAACGTGCAGAGCCGGGAGTACGCAGAGCAGGAGATCGCTGAGCGTTGGGTTAACGACCTCCTGCGCGCTGAGAAATGCGTTAACCGTGAATTTAACGGCGCCGCTGCACCGCAGAAAGTCTTTGAGGGCATGACCGACGGCACGTTTAACGTCGGCTGCACCGGGCTAGGCTGGTACACCAACGGCAAAGGCCAGAAGGTGCGAACCACCCTCTGGCGCCACGCGCAGGCGGGTAACTGGAAGGGTGTCTGCGAACGGCTTACGGACTTTGTGAACTCAGCCGGGAAACGCTCGCAGGGGCTGGTTAACCGCCGGGAAGATTTTCAGGCGTGGTGTTTATCCGATCCCGCACTGAAGGGGGCGAAATGAAAGCGGCCGCCATTCTTGCCATCGTGATGTTTGCCCTGCTAATCGCCGCCGTTAGTGGGCTTGCCTGGCAAAGCCATAAGCGCGAACAGGCAGAGAAATCACTTACCGGCGCCCGGGAAGAACTGAAACAAACCGGCGACGTGCTGACCGAGGTCAGGGCGCTACGTCACGACGTCAGCCTGGTGGAAGCAGGGCTGAAGAAGCTAAACCAGCAGCGCACCGCAACGGGAGAGCACCGACGTGAAAACATCAAAACCGCACTGGCCGGTAACGACTGCGCCGTTGCTCCTGTGCCTGCTGCTGGCGCTGACAGCCTGTACCAGCGAGCCGAAGAAGTCAGCGCCGCAGATTATTCAGGAGCCCTTGCCCGAAAGCCTGACGGCAAAAACTGACGTCCCACCGCCGCCAGCCAGGCCGATGACGTGGGGCGGACTTGCCGTCTGGACGGATTCATTACTTGACGCGCTGGATACCTGCAACGCCGATAAGGCGGGGATCCGTGAGCTGGAACTACGGCGTATCGCCAGGGGGATAAAGTGATTAAAGCTGAACTACTACGTGCCGCCCTGACCGCCGGTAACACCTGGTGCAAAGCCAACCCGGAACAAATTACGGTCTGGGTGGAGAAAGGTCACATCCAGATTGAAGCGACCGGCGAAGCGTCGTTCATGTATCACTACACCATTCAGGTGCTGGCGATGGATTTCCCCGGCCAGGTAGATGATCTCATGCTGCCATTGCTGGCGTGGGTATGGCAGCAGCAGCCCGACTTGCTGCTGAATCCCGACAATAACCGCAAGGTGGAATTTGACGCGGACATTATCAGCGATGACATGGCTGATGTGCTGTTTAAGGTGCCGGTCTGGGAGCGCGTCATGGTGACCAGCGAAAGCGGCACACCGAAGGCGGAACACCTTGCCGAGTCGCGCCCGCGCTTCAATGGTGGCGAGTGGGAGATGGTCTTTGATCCGGATTCCGGGGGATCGCTGGTATGAGCAACGACGCAGCACTGTTTCAGCAGCTCGATCAGGTATTCGCCGAAATCCTTTCCGCCATGACGCCAGCACGCCGCCTGCGGACGGCTCGCGGCATTGCGACCACGTTGCGCCGGACTCAGAGCCAGCGGATCGGCAAGCAGACGTCGCCGGAGGGAGTGCCGTATCCGAAGCGCCGCCGTCGGGTGCTGCGCTCTCAGGCCGGGATCGGGTTTGTCTGGCAGGGCGAGGAGCGCCGCCTGCGCAACTGGCGCGCGACGCGTGGCAGTCGTGGCCGCATGCTGACCGGCTTTGATGAGGGGAGAGGGGCGGTGCGTTCGTTCTATCGCGCTGATATCGAGCGCTATCTCGATATCAGTTTTAACGAGACGCGTCGCGACACCACAAAAGCCGATCCGATGTTTCGCCGTCTGCGCACCACGCGCTTTCTGAAGGCCCGCGCCACCTCCGAGGGGGCGAGCGTGGGATTCACAGGCGTAGCCGCGCGTATCGCCCGCGTTCACCAGTACGGACTACGGGACAGGGTAAACGACAGCGGCGCGATGGCAAGCTATCCACGCCGTGAACTGCTGGGCCTGAGTAAGTCGGATCGCATGATGATTGCCCGCCAGGTGATCGACTCGCTGGGGGTGCGCTGATGGAGCTGGCCGAGCTGATTCGCCTGCTGGAGAACGTCGTGCGCACCGGCACGGTGACGGAGATCGACGAGGAAAAATGGCGCGTCCGGGTGCAGAGCGGCGGGCTAAGCCCCAACTGGATGCGCTGGACTGCGCAGCGCGCCGGGGCGTTTAAGGTCTGGATACCGCCCTCCATTGGCGAGCAGGTCTGGTTTTTGTGCCTGGGTGGCAATACCGACGTCGCCTTTATCGGCGGGAGCCTGTACAGCGATGACAATCCAGCCCCTGGCGCATCACGCAACGAGATGGTGGTGACCGCTCCCGATGGCGCCCGGTTCCGTTATGACGCGGAGGCTGGCGCATTGCGGGTGACGGGTATCAAAACCGCAGCGATCGAGGCGTCGGTAAAAATCACGCTGGATACGCCGGAGGTGGAATGTACCAACCTGCTGACCACAAAGAGCCTGAACGTCAGAGAGGGCGGCGAGATGCACGGCGATATCACCCACACCGGCGGGGCGTTTACGTCTAACGGCGTGCAGGTGGATGACCACGATCACGGCGGCGTCGAGCGCGGTGGAAGCTGGACGGAGGGCACCCGATGAGTGAGCGCTACCGTGGAATGAATGCAACCGGCGCCGGGACGCTGACCGACGAGGATCATGTGTGGCAGTCCGTGGGCGATATTCTGCTGACGCCGGTTAATACCCGCATCATGCGCCGCAATTACGGCTCACTGTGCCCGGATTTGATCGACAGCCCGCAGAACGACGTTACGCGCCTGCAACTGATGAGTGCCGCGGTGATTGCGCTGGCGGCATGGGAGCCGCGTATCGCGCTGGATGCAATCAATATTGTGTATTCGGCGTCGGGCGCTGTGACAGCGGAGTTATCGGGGGTACTGACGGAAAGCATGGAAAAGAGCACCAGAGCAGTGACGTTAAGGAGCGCGAAAAATGCCGACGATTGACCTCTCGCAGCTGCCGCAGCCGACCATTATCGAAGAGCTTGATTTCGAAGAGATCCTGATCGACGTGAAAGCAGTGATGGTGGCCGCCTATCCGGTAGACCAGCAGACCGCCGTGATTGCCGCGCTGGCGCTGGAATCCGAGCCGCTGAATGTTATCGCCCAGGCGATAGCGTATCGCGAGATGCTGCTGCGCCAGCGGATTAACGAAGGGGCGGCCGCCAGCATACTGAGCCATGCGACCGGCGATGATCTGGATAATATCGCGGCCAATCTGGACACGGAACGCCTGGTGATCACCGAGGCGACGGACACTGCCGACGCAGTGATGGAAAGTGATGAAGCGCTCCGCTTGCGCGCCCAGGCTGCGTTTGAGGGGATGAGCGTCGCCGGACCGTCGGCTGCCTATGAGTATTTCGCCCGCAGCGCCAGCGGCAAGGTTGCAGACGCTAAGGCATCAAGCCCAGCCCCTGCTGAGGTGGTGGTTGCCGTGCTATCTACCGAGGGTGATGGCACCGCGTCGCCGGAGCTGCTGGCCGCCGTTGCTGAGGCGGTAAATGATGAAGACGTCCGCCCGATAGGGGATCGGGTTACGGTGCGTAGCGCCGAGATCGTGGATTACGAAATCGACGTCACCCTTTACCTGTACCCGGGGCCGGAGTCAGAGCCGATTATCAACGCCGCTGACGCCTCGCTGCAAAAGCTCCTGAAACAGAACGACAAAAAGATCAGCCGCGACGTGGCGCGCTCGGCCATCTCCGCGGCGGTACATGTTCAGGGTGTGCAGCGGGTAGAAGTTAATTCACCGCCGGAGGATATCAAGATCAGCGATATCCAGGCGGCCCGCAATATCGGCTACCACATCGAAAACGGCGGGACGGATGAATAACACTCTTCTTCCCCCGTCTGCCAGCGCGTGGATGCGCAGCGCCGAGGCCGCCACGGCGAAGCTGTCCGGGATAACGGTAGCCATCCGCACTCTGTGGACGCCGACCGCCTGCCCGGTTGATTTGCTGCCGTATCTGGCATGGGCGCTATCGGTGGATCGCTGGGATAAAGACTGGCCGGCAGAACGAAAGATTGCCGCTATCCAGCGCTCCTACTGGCTGCACCGCCGGAAGGGCACCCGCGCCGCAGTACGGCGCGTGATTGAGGATATGGGTTTTTCTGCCACGTTCGCGGAGTGGTTCGACGTCGGCGACGAGCCAGGGACTTTCCGTCTTGAAGTGGATGTTAACGAGGTCGGGCTGACGCCAAAGACGCTGGACGAGCTAAATCGCCTGATAGGTGATGCAAAGCCGGTCAGTCGCCATCTGGCACAAATGACGATTGCGACAAGCTCCAGGGGGAGCGCCTGGATCGGGATGGCCGTTTGTGACGGGGAGGTCATAACGGTCTATCCGGCGGGGTATATACCGGATGACAGTCTTTATTACGACGGTTCCGCACTTTATGACGGAAATCATTATTTCAACCAGCCGGAACATAAACCGGGCGAAACCATTCATTACGACGGCCGGGCGCATTATGACGGCAGCCATTATTACGGGGAGTAACTATGCCAGATATTATTGAAACAGGGAGATGGAGCGAGAAGATACCGCTTATTTCCCGCAGCGACAGGGTAGAGGGTGGCCGGTCGGGACTGGTTAATATTCAGACTGAAATTCTGGCTGACCGCACTCAATATCTGAGAAAGCAGCTGGATGAGACGAACGGATTATTAAAATCAGGCGAACTCCCTTTTTCAGGCGAAGCTGATGCGGTCGCTGCAATCGCCGCCGGGAAAATTCCGGAAGGGGCGTTATTCTCAATCCGTTCTGACGATCCTGCTGTATGGGTGGAAGAATACCGGAACCAGAGCGGGGAGCCGGTTTCCACGGGTAAAAAAATTCTGAGCAGTAAAGCCGTTACGTTAACCGTATTCCCGACGGACGCGGATCCGGATGGCACCATTGCGGGTATTGATGCCACGACCACCGGACAGGCATTTGTGGTTATCAGGGATAACAAAGAGTTTTTATATCGGAACGATAATGGCACTGCACTGAGCATCAGTGAGTCGGTGAGTACTGACGAATTTGACGCCGTCAAAGATGCCATGCAGAAAATATTACTGTCCTGCCACATTATCGCGGAAGCATTGGGCGGGCTGGATGGTGACAGTCAGTCTGTCCGCGACGCGGTCCTGAATCTGCATGTCTCGCAGCAGGTGCTTTCGTGCGCCGTGAATGAGCTGGGGGGATTGCCGGAGGCGGTGCAGGGGCTGCAACTGAATGCGTTGATGGCAGTTTCCACGCTGGGCAGCGCGTTGACACCGCTGGAAGGGTTCGAACCTGGCCGCAGTGACGATGGCGATTCTGACACTTCGCAACGCCTGCTTAATAATCTTTATAACCTGTCCATGCTG